CCTGACCAGCAAGACCAAGAATTTCACTATAAAGCATAGTTTCCAAGTAATGGACATTATCAATCCTGTCAATAGTAGGTCTGATATCCAGAAATGCATGTTGCATGTCTGGCATTACATCTTCTTCGGTGAGAAACCCTTTCTCGTTAGATATATAAGATTCCATAAGAGAATGGAATTTTGTACCTCGGCGGCTTGCTCGTGCCGAGATTTTGTTCGCTTCTTCTTCGCCGACTTTCTTTCTCCACTTTTGGATCGAGTCACCTTTGAAATGAGATAGAAAAGTAGTAACCGACGGGAGTTTAACACCATTTGGCGAGACATAATATCGTTTTCCATTATATTCTTCTCTTTTCAGATTCACTAACACTGGGTCATTGTTTATATGTGTAAATGTTTTCAACAGCCTACATCTTGATCTTCTTCATGGTGCTTGGCCCAATTGCCAAAAAATCCACTTGCATATCTAAAGTCACCCGCACGTGCCTTCTTTAGATATTCATCTACAGAAAGAGCGACATATGATCTATCTGAGTTTGACACGACTTTCTTTGTCGTAGTGCGAAAGACATGACCAAGGTAATCAAGAGATTGTTCCTTGGTCAGATTTGATTTATTTAGTTCGGCGATTAGAAGATTGATGTTATTTTCCACAGTGTTCATAACAATACCTCACATCATTTGGTGGTGAATTTCGGCCTATTAGCGGATGGTTTCCTTGGATTAAATTCCGTTTGGAATGGAGCATCTTTTACATTATATGCGGTTTTACCAACATTGTCAACCTTTTAACTTATTGTTTGATAAGCACCGGAGAGATCAAAATGACTTGTGTTTGATGTCGCTCCAACTGGTGTGGTATTTTTCCAGGCCAAATCTGTGGTACTACCTGAATAGTAGAGTTTCATAACTGTGTTGCTTGTGTCTATATCAGTGATACCAGCAATATGATATTTGGCATCACCATTTGCTTGATGTAATGTACCGGCTCTAACCGTTATTGTTGCGACAGAAGGCGCTGGCAAAACAATCTGATACTGCCCACCAACATTGAAAGATGCGGCATTACAATTAGCAAAATCTACATTAATTCTAAAGTGTGTAATAAGACCTTGCTTTACATAAGACCCTGTAGTAACTACACCAGGAACGTTGGCACCATTTGCTGTAAATTGAGGATCAAAAGTTTGATTGATAGAAAGTATACTAAAAGGAATACCACCAGGAGTCTCTCCATCCGAAAGTCGGAGAGGTGTCTGACCATCTGTATCATAGAATATTTCACCGGGTCTTCCGATGTATTCGGTGGCCTGGGTTCCGCCCATATGGGCAGCGAACATTTTGAAGGTAACATTTGACATTGTAGAAACTCCTGGTGTAATTTACTTCTATTTATATAACATGTAAACTATCATAGTCCCATTTCAGTTTTTTGAATGATATATTCTTTAACTGTACCAGAACGAACAATGTCTTCAATACCAAATTCGATATGGTCGAATGATGACATACGGCGAGTTATTGCCATCAGTTCTCTAATACCAGTCTTGTCATGTGGTTTGTGTAGATCACTCTGACGGTAATCACCACAAAAGACGATACGAGAGTTGGTACCTATACGGGTCATAACAGTATCGATTTCTTGGAAGTTCATGTTGTTACATTCGTCAACGATGATAATGGAATCATTGAAGGTCGTACCACGGAGGAACGATGTAGTGGTGAACTCGACCATTCTTTTCATCTTTAGTATCTTCCAACCATCACCACGACCAAATAGATCGTCACAAATTTCCTGATAGGGTTGTTCGTAAACTTCCGCTTTCTGTTTTTCCGAACCGGGCAAGAAGCCCATGTCTCTTGATGGAACTACCGAACGGATGATAACGACCCTCTTATATGTCTCCTCGATTAGCACCTCCCTTAGTGCAAGATATGATGATAGAAAAGTTTTACCGGTGCCGGCATAACCATGTAGCATGAGATTTGAACCGGCTTCGTAGGCGTCCCATACTCTCTGTTGATTGACAGTGAGTGGCTTAATGTGACGAAGTTCGAAGTGGTTTCTCTCAGCCTGATTTTGAGGCTGATGCTGTTGTTGGTTATTTCTTTTCGACTTTCTTGACATATATTTTACCTTATTGTTATCGTTATTCACATCTCCATAAACAAAAGAGGTCGATGCCTTTTTACGGGCACGACCTCTAAACTTTTTACTGTGATGTTCTGTTGTCAGGTTAAATCTCCTTGGGAATGTCCCAACGCTTGCTTGCAACGGCAGATGCCTCTGGCACAGCGGACTTGATTCGACCGAGAACATACTTTTGAAAATCTGCTGGCGGCTTTGTGATACCGACATTCACCGGATCAACCATTGTAAAGTTGCGTAGCACTTGACGAAGTTGGGGATTATTCTTTTCAAACTCATCACGCTCGGCAATGGTCATTGTGTTGGTGAACTCCTCACCAGTCTCTTTATTTTCCCATGTGTAATTAGGCATCAACATTGTCCTTTGGATCATAAAATTTATTGTTGTTTATTCCACCGTTCATGTTAGCACCGAGAAACATAGGTGCTGATAACAGTTTTTCTAGTTCAGGATGGTTTGTTAGAAACTCATCCAGTTCGGAGACAGACATGAAAACATCAAATGTCTCCCCGGTTTGCTTATCACGAAACGAATAAGTTGGCATTGTTACTCCATAATCCAGTCTGGTGCGGTAGCTGGCGCTTTCCATGAATGAAGGTGTGCCTTGCCTACCTTGTAGTAGTTGCGATAGTTCACAACTGCGTCTTCCGATATGATGTATTTAGCATCCATGGCACTTGGAGGTTGTGTCTTATAGCCAACAGGAATGTTATTTGGCAGAGCAGCGAGGATGCCTTTAAGACCGCTTTCTTCGATCTTATGTACCTTGCCATAACGGCGAGTGTATTCACGACAATGCTCATCTAGATAACACCACAGCCAGTTGTAGTTGTTATTGGACTCACGAGCCCAAACGGCCGACGGGTGATTGATATGCGTGGCAGAATACAAAGAAGTCTCACGACTATCAGATAAACGCCATCTTTTGACACTCCGACCGGTCTTCGTTTTGTCGGTATATTGAACGCCGTCAATAACACGGTGAGCAGTAGAAAGCAACTGTGCAGCCTCAAGAATCATCTTGACGACATGACGATCAACAGCCCACTGGGCGCACATTTTAGGATCAGAGTGAATATAAAAGATATTCATCTTACGATACATCCTTTTAGGTCGGAGAGTAAACCATTTAGAACAGCCCGTGTAAAGGCATCTTCGTTACCATTTAAAAGATTGTGAAGGTTCATGGCATAATAGGCTGCATTATCACCACGAATGAACACGCCGGGCCAGTCATCACCAATCTGGGTCGGACCGGTCTCTACTCGTTTGTCAAGTTCAACATCAATTTTACGAATCTCAGGCATAACGATCCTTTAGAAAGTTTTCCATGTAGTGACGGATATTTGCCGCACCGATAGGATTGGCACTGTGAACATTATACGAGAAGCCATCTAGGTTGTCAACATTCTCCATGATCCAATCGCACAGCCACTTGGCGAAGTCATACCCGGTAAACTCACGAGGCGCACCAGTGCGAGGTGCACCGTCCATATACTCGTCCATAGGACCGTATGCAGACTCCAGATTGTAATGAACATCTGCAAGGTCATGATCGAACGATACATGATACGGAAGACCATAGTTCTTCACATACCAAACAGCATCATGATAGTTCCGTGCCAGGCGCCAATCTGAATCAAGATCAGGCAGATTGCGCAGGTCATCCAGATAGAGTTTATACATCATCATAAAACATATCCCAGTAACCTTGATCCCAATAATTGGCGAGAGCGAGACTTACACCATCGTATGGATTATCCACTAGATTGATGCCATCTTCAAAATAAGCCTCACAACCTTCATTGTAGGCAATTTGTTTTAGTTCGTCGGTCATAGGTCTCTCTTACCTTTCCAGAAAGCAACGACAACGGGGAAGCGGAGTTTGCCGTCTTCCGTTTTGTTCTGATACCGTACCGTTACGCTTGTATAACCATAATCATTATACAATAGGTCTTTAAGGAAGTCAAACTTCCCACGCACTCCTGCAAACTGTGTGGTTCCGTCTTTCAAACGGATTTCAATCCGCTTGACAGCACCTGCCCAATTGCCTTTACCTTCTTCCATAGAAACGATTTCAAATTCATCGTCCTCAAATTCCTTATGCTTGATAAGGTTCTTTGAACGCTTACCTTCATAAAGAGAGTCAGGAACACGAAGCATTTGACCTTCATATCCTTCTTCAAGGTTCCAAGAAAGATTTTCCATAATTTGTTCTTCGCTTTCTGCAATTGTAGATTCTACAAAACGGATACATGGAGAAGGATGATCTTCCAACAAAACAGCACCTAAAAATTCTTTACGGTTCATAAAAGTCCAATTGCGATCATAATCAATCATATCATAAACATGATATTGGATCGTCTTTCTGGACTCTTCCAGATCATCAACAGTCGGTTTAGTCTTACGAGCAAGAGAAATAATCTTCTCAAAGTCGTTTTTTAGTTCATGATTATACAGTTCTCCATCAAGAACAATTTCGGGATATTCCCGAAAGAACGGTTCGAGTGCTTCATGAATATGAGGCGCAGAAAGAATAGGCT